TGCATGATAGTAGGATCAGCCATTGTTACAGTCCCATGAATTGGTCGAGAATTTTCTTGAAGTCAGCGTCTGACATCCCATTAGAGTTGCCGCCACCGCTGCTAAAGATAGAACTAAGCAGCCCAGCACCTCCGCTCTGTGAGCCTAACAGCATGTCAGACAGCCCCTGAAGCTGTGCTAGTCTGAGTGCATTAGCCTGTTGTTGTGTGTTGCTGGCAGCGGTAATACCAGTAGCAGCAAGCTCTCCAGTAGTGACAGCACGCTGCTGGTTAGCACGATTAAGGAGTTCAGCAAACGGGACACCAGCGTTAGCGGCAAGGAGGTTCTGCTGTTGAGGCACAAACGACTGTCCAAACATGCTTTGACCAATGTTGTAGTTCTGAAGCTGCTCACCCATTGCCTGACCACGAGCAGTAAAGGCATTGGCAGAGCGTTGTTCTTCAATTGCCTTCGCCAGTGCCAGCTGCTCAGGAGTACCGCCATAGGCAGCAGTCTGCACGCCAAGACGGCCTTGGCCGAGTAGGCGCTGCTCCAGTGCAAGGCGCTCACGCTCACGCTGAGGAGCCATAGCCGCTTCCATCTGCGCTGTGATGTCAGCAGCGCGTGTGCCTGTGTCGGCAAGGGAGCGGTTGTAGAACATCCCAGCGCCTTCCTGTAGCTTCTGCATCATCTGCTGTAACTCAGGCGACAGAGTGCTTGTAGCCCCTTCAGGACCAGCGGAGAAGCCGCCAGTGGCAGATGTCACTGTGTATGGCTTGAAGGTGAGGTCAGAGCGTAGCTGATTAGACAGTGTACCAAGGCCAGCCTGAATGTCTTGACCGGATTGGCGTACGTCACCGATACCCTTTTCTACCAATCCGAGATTAGCTCCTCCTTGCAGAAGACTCAGCCAGTTAATGTTGTTAAGTAGTGCCATTATACGAGTCTCCCCAGGAGAGCTAGTGCGTCAATTTGTTGTACTGACAGCGAAGAGCCGTCAATTGTAGAGGTGATTCCCAGCGTTACCACGAAACCAGAACCACTAGAGTTAATAGACGGACGGGCAGTGATTACACCAGTACTGTACTCACCTACGTTGTATTCATCTACGTTATATTCAGTTACTTCTCCCCCTACCAGTGTTTGCTGGGATGACCGATAGCTGCTGTTATAGTCATACCCCCATTTCAGGTTGATAGTGGAACTGGCACTCCCGATAATGGTAAAGGCCAGCTTCTTCAAGAATTTCAAAGTAGCTGCATTACCAAACGCCATCGGATTAGTGAAATACTGAAACTCGTAGGTAGCTCCGTTGTCTTGGTAGCCTGTGTATGAGCTTATCCCTGTAGGATGGCCCATCAATAGCGTGCCTGCTCTGTTGGTATGGAAGCACAGTGGTTCAATATTGTCCCAGACCGTAGCTCTGGCGCTCCCGTCTTCGATCATGCCACGCATGTCAAAGCAATAAATGGCAGCAGAGTAAGGAAAGCTAATCAAGTAGAATGCTTCTTGAGAGTTGTAGGCGCTCTTAATAATACCTGTCTCTCTAGCAGCAAGCCCCATCACATCATCTCTGACGTTCTTACTGATGTCGCGCATCGGGCTAGACTTCTCTTGGATCAAGCGAGCTAGACTTAGTACGCCTCGCTCTGATAGAAAGATAACATCCGAGCCTGTGTTCTGTACGCTATCACGAGCAATACAGCCTATCCCCTTGATGGTATCGTATAGCTCCATACTAGCAGGGGTACCAGCACCTTGATAGATCAGGATAGAGCGTCTGCCAAAGATAACCAAGAAGTTGTTGTGCTCTGCAAGGGCTACGATCTCATCATGCCCAGCAGGCCATACAGTATCAAGATCAAGAGAGCCGGTAGCGCCTCCTGACCATTTTACTCCATCTAACGTATCAGACCAGTAGACAGTGTGTTTATCTGCTGCAAAGTCTGCGACGAATAGCTTACCAAACGCCGCAAGCGCCTCGTTAGCCTGCGGAGGAGTGCCAGAATGGCCCGAATGTGACGACATCTTCTGCACGGTTCCCGTACTTTCCGCATACACTAACGGTTCATGGCTGCGTTGAAAGAAGTAAACATGCTGATTAAGTTCTACTAGTTTCCAATTATCGGCAGTGATAGTATAGGTAGCCGGAGTAGCATCTACGAGAGTAGTAGTTCCTGTAAATATCTTACCAGTACCAGTACTTAGTGTTACTTGGGTGTTGTCGCTTTTGGTGTACTCATAGATAGCAGTGATGCCATCGCCCGTACCCATAGCTGTACTGTTGGTTGTGGTATATACATACCCTTTTCGGGTACCTATTCGACCATACGAGTCAATGACGCAGTTCTGCGCAATCGATGCAAAGCGTGGCTGCTGGTCTACAGGACTATCCTGGGTATTGAGTCCATAGAAGCCCGGAGCCGCTATTGTAATGCTTTGGAGTTGCTGGGCCATTATGGAGTGAACCAAGTAAGTTCTGAAGGGTACTTGCTGGCGTCAAGGGCGATAGCATCACCAAGAGCCTTGTCTGCCAGTGCAAATATCTCCTGAGCAGCAGCGCCTCCTGTCTCGCCCCTCTCCCGTGATGCCAGCGCCCATGCGTACATTTCAATAGGCTTGATAGGCAGTGAAGTAGTATCGCCAGCAGCTGACATTTCAACTTCGCGCACAATGGCTTCAAACTTCAACGTGTAGGAGCCGTCTGGAGTAGGGTAGACCGTGATATTAGGGTCGCCGTTGCTGTCATTTCCAGCATAGCAGAAGTGCGAAGGAGGACCGGACGTAGTGTCTGACAGAGCAGTCCAGCTTGTCATCAGTTGCTGAGGGATCAGCTTGAGGCGGGTGTTCTGCGTATCATTATAGGCATCCAGCAGGGTGAAGTCAAGTCCAAAGCCTGTGATGGTGTAGGAATTGTCAGAGACGGTAGCTGATACTGTAGTAGTAGTCCTCAAGGATGTCCAGTTCCATGCCTTCTCTACGATAGCCTTGGCGTCATTCACCAGATACCCCACTAGCGTAGTATAATCACTATCTGTTGGCGTAACAGCGGGTGTCTCACGCAGACGTATGAGCACTCGGTTGATTAAGGTAAGAAACGTCATCTGTATTAAGCTCCTTGTCTATACGAAAGCAGGTTTTGCAGCAGTGTGAACTTCTGCTCATTTCTGTAAAGCTCTGGAAACACAAGTTCACTGGTTCTACGGGCATTCTGTCCGAACAGAAGACCACCGCCTTTGCCTGCGCCTTTGCCTGCGCCTTTGCCTGCGCCTTTGCCTGCGCCTGAGCCTGGGCCATCCCCGCCGCCTGTACCGCCGCCTGTGCCGCCGCCTGTACCGCCGCCTGTACCTGTCCCGCCTTCTCCCGCTGCCTTTTCTGCTTCTGCAATAACATCAGAGGGTACGCCGTACTTGGATACTGCTGTCTGCTTTTCTGCTTCTGTAGCATTAGGGAAGCGTTTAAGCCAGTCAGTAGTTACCTTGAGCCATTCTTCACGAGTGCGAGTAGTCTGCGGAACTGTCTCCTGAATAGGAGGTTTGGTAGGGTCTGGCTTCCCATCAGCGCCCGGAGCTGGCATAGTGCCTGACTTATCTCCGCCTATGTCTGGAATAGTACCACCCATAAGGTCAGCGTCAGGCTGAAGTGTGCCTACATCACCAGCACTGGAAGAACTACCACTACTTCCTCCGCCAGAGTCGCTAGGAGGGCTGTTTATCTGCCACTTCCGCCCAAAGACATCATAGGCCCAGAGAGTGCCACTAGAGTCCGTGTAGGTGCCTTCTACGGCGTCCTGAGACTGAGCAGCACCCTCACTGGGAGGTATCTCCTTATAGGATTCTACCTTCTTGTTGCCTGTAGTGCTCTGTGCCTGCTCAGACGTAGTAGGCTTAGCTTGGTACTTATCAGGGTTACGGAGAGCGTCCCCAATAGTGTCAAAAGCAAGCTGCTGGCTGATCTGGTAGGGGTCAAGAGTTCCTGACTCAATGCCTGCTCTAAGGTCTCCTGGGTAGATACCAGCAAGAGAGTTCATTCCCTCAGGAGTCGTTAGCATCTCATTGACAACATCGGGAGAGTACTTAGCAAAGGGGTCTACTCCAGCGTTAAGCAGTGTAGTAAGCCCTTTGTTGTACTGAGCTGCCGCCTCTGCCTTACGCTCTGCGCTTCTACCACTGAAGTAATTGTTAATGAGGTTGGCAATACCAATAACAGGACTCAAGGAGCCAAGAGCACCGCTGAGACCTCCTAAGCCTCCCGCTTCAGCAAGACTGAGCACTGGAGGGGCTGCATTAAAGACGTTATAGGCATTAACAAGGGTAGGAACAGCGGTAGTTACTCTCTGCGCTGCCTCTAAAGCCTTGGCTATGTCATTAGAGCTATTGCTAGGCGCTTGTAGAAGCCCTGTAGGCGCTACTAAGGCAGTAGGGGCTATAGCACTAGCGGCAGTATCATACCGTTTCTGGTATCCCTCTAGATTGCCCCCTACGACCTGCTGAAGCTGCGTAGGGCTAACGTCATACTGCCGCATAGCTGCATATATTTGCGCATCAGTAGCACTTGGGTTAGCAGCGAGCCATGCTTGAATCTGTTGTGAGGTCGCCATGTAGTTCCTATAAGGTAATTACTTCTTCTTTTTGCGCTTGACCTTGCTCTTTCCAGCTTTGGAGAGCGCAATGGCTATCGCCTGTTTCTGTTCTTTTCCTTCGTGCATCAGGGTGCTGATGTTTTTACTAATACTTTTAGAGCTTTTACCTTTTTTTAGAGGCATGCTAGTTCCTATTGATCCGCTTCAATTACAATGTCTACTACTTTACAGGTATTAGGCACTGAAGCGCCTGTGAACAGATAGATAGTAAAGCGAGCTACTGCTCTAATGCCCATCATACCAGTACCGCAGTACCATGCCTTTGCCTGTTTAACCTCTTCAGCTGCCTGCTCTGGAGAAACTGAATTACACCCGCTGATTATCAGTAGGGCAATTAACAAATAGTGTTTTACGGTAGGATTCATCGTTGTTTACCTGCCCAGAAGGCTTTATGTCCTTTGTCACACACTGCGCTGTAATATGTCATTGCTCTCCAGCGTCTAGGCCATTTCAGGAGTGCGTTAGAATTACTGTTAATAATGGTGAGAATGTTGCGGAGGAATTGCTCATCTGCTGCTTTCTTGTCTGCTTCCGTTTTCCCTACATGATAAGCGTAGTCGTGTCGATAGCAGGCTTCTTTGATGTTTAGTCCGTAGATTGTGTCTGGTACAAAGTCAAACTTGCTATTGGCAGCGCCACAGCCGTTACAGATCACAAAGCGTTCTACGTCA